ACAGGGTACTGATGCTGTACGTGAAATCGATAGAATCGCCAAAAAGCAGCAGAAAAAGAATCAGGAGCGACTCGACCTCTCGAACAAAACAGACAAAGAGCTTAGAGATGAAATACAGCGAGAATTACTCGAACGACAGTATAACGACGTTTTTAATTCTCCGGAAACAAGCGCTGGAAGAGAAAAAGTAATGGACGCTCTGGAAATGGGCGGTGCCGCATTGTCTCTCGCCGGAGCAGCGGTATCGATAGCTCTTGGAATTCACACACTTAAGAACGGGTAAGGAGAAATTCAAAATGGAATTTTATACATCAGACAACGAATTATACCATTTTGGCATTTTAGGTCAGAAGTGGGGTGTCAGAAGATACCAGAATCTAGATGGCTCTTTAACTGCAGCCGGTAAGAAGAGATATTACGATGCCAAATCTGAGTATCAGAGAGCAAAAAATGATTATAAGAGTGGTAGAGATTCATATGGTAATGTGGTTACTGCTAAAAGAAAGCTTAGAGAATCTAAGGATTTGTTGAAACGAGCTAAAAAAGCTGATGCTGGCAAATACATGTACGAATCCGGAAAGACCATTACTTCTAATGAAGATGCAATTAGACGAAATAAAAAAATGATGAACACTGTTGGTACAATCGCCGCATTGAGCATAGCAGCACATAATTTGGCAAAACAACGCGGCATCGGTGAAAAAGAAGTAACATTTGCAATCGATAATAATCTTCATCATGTAAATCAAAGAGACGTAGCAGCACTTGCAGTAATAGGAGCATCAGCTGCGGCCAGTCTTGGCTTAGCCGTTGATAACGCTCGTCGTAGATCCGAGAATTCTGATATGGGAGCATATTGGCATAGAAATAGTGACGTGAAAAAACTTGCCGATCCAAAGAAAAAAGAAACTCCTGATTGGGTGTTAAGTGAGAAACCGAAAAACAACAGTAAGGTTTACAAATATTCTCAGGACGTTCTTGATAAGGATGCCAATAGAAAGAAATACAATATTTAAAAGGAAGAATTCAAAATGGAAAAAGAATCATTCTTTTCCCGAGCTAAAAAAGCTTGGAATGTCTTTTTAAACAGAGACCCAACTACTGATTTCACCTATTATGGTATGAGTTCGTCTTATCGTCCGGACAGGCCGAGACTATCTAGGGGAAACGAGCGTTCTATAGTCACATCCGTATACAATCGTATAGCAATGGATTCAGCGTCTATAGATATTTTCCACGTTAGACTCGATGATAACGGCAGATACACAGAAACTATTCCTTCAGGTCTCAATAATTGCCTTACTGTAGAGGCAAACATCGATCAGACAGGACGAGCATTCCGTCAAGATATTGTACTTACATTATTGGATGAGGGATGTGTTGCAATAGTTCCTGTTGATACAAACACGAATCCTGATAAAACGGGTTCGTATACTATTGAGACCATGCGAGTTGGTAAAATAGTCGAATGGTATCCATCGGCTGTAAGAATCTCCCTCTACAATGACCGAACTGGTCAGAGAGAAGAGATAACCTGTCCTAAATCGACAGTAGCAATAGTTGAGAATCCTTTATACGCAATAATGAACGAACCAAACTCGACATTACAGCGATTGATAAGGAAACTTAACTTGCTTGATGTAATAGACGAACAAAGTAGTTCTGGAAAGTTGGATTTGATTATTCAGCTTCCATATATTATTAAGACTGAGGCCAGACGCAAACAGGCTGAAGAACGCCGTAAATTAATTGAAGACCAGTTAGCTGGTTCAAAATACGGCATAGCTTATGCTGATGGCACTGAACATATAACTCAGCTTAACCGTCCGGTTGAGAACAATCTAATGAACCAGATTGAATACTTGACGAGTATGCTTTATAGCCAGTTAGGAATCACTCAGGGTGTGTTAGACGGTTCGGCAAACGAACAGACTATGCTGAATTATTACAATCGAACCATTGAACCTATTCTGTCGGCAATTGTCGATGAAATGAAAAGGAAATTCCTTACTCCAACGGCTCGAACTCAGTCACAATCAATTCTATTCTTCAGAGATCCGTTCAAGCTTGTTCCGGTTTCTGACTTGGCGGAAATTTCTGATAAGATGACCAGAAACGAGATTATGACTTCTAACGAAATTCGTCAGATTATCGGAATGAAGCCATCTGAAGATCCGAATGCCGACCAGCTTAGGAATAAGAACCTTAGCGCTCCGGCTGGAGAAAATCAGAACGAAGGAAATGAACCGGACTTAACGAATCTATTAAAAGAAGGAGGAAAAATTCAAAATGAGTAAATACGATTTTTGTGGCTGGGCTACACGTAACAATCTCAAATGCTCAGACGGTCGTAGAATCATGAAAGATGCGTTCAAAGACAACGATGGACAGAAAGTCCCTCTTGTATGGAACCATCAGCACAATGACCCTAGCAATGTTCTTGGTCATGCGCTTCTTGAGAACCGTGATGAAGGTGTTTACGCTTACTGTAACTTCAATGATACAGAAAGTGGCGCAATAGCAAAAGCACTTGTTCAGCACGGTGACATTGTATCACTTTCAATCTATGCTAATCAGCTTAGAGAAACTCCAGGAAGAGACGTTCTTCACGGAATGATTAGAGAAGTGAGCCTTGTTCACGCAGGAGCAAATCCAGGAGCATTCATTGATGCAGTTATGGTTCACGGAGAAGAGTCCGAGGGCGAAGCAATCATCTACACCGGAGAAGATATTTCTCTTAGTCACGCAGACAAGGAAGAAGAGGTTGCGGAGGAAGCACCAAAAGAAGAATCCAAAGAAAAAGGAGATAAAAAAATGGCAGATAGCGAAAAGACTGTTGGTGATGTATTTAACACACTTTCAGAAGAGCAGAAGACAGCTGTCTACGCAATTGTTGGACAGATTGTCGAAGACATGAAAAACGAAGAAGGAGAAGACGACGACATGAAACACAATGTTTTCGAAAATGACACTATGGATGATGTACATGTACTTTCACACTCAGAGATGCAGGATGTAATTTCTGATGCAAAGAGATTTGGTTCTCTTCGTGAGAGCGCACTTGCTCACGGTATTGACAACATCGATTACCTCTTCCCAGATGAGAAGAACGTAACAAACACACCTATGTTCATTCAGCGTGAAACAGGCTGGGTTAAGAACGTAATGGGTGCCGTACACCACACACCATTCTCAAGAATCAAGTCAATGTTCGCTGATATTACAGAGGACGACGCAAGAGCAAAGGGTTACATCAAGGGCAAGCTTAAGAAGGAAGAGGTATTCAGCCTCCTTAAGAGAACTACTACACCTACAACTGTATACAAGAAGCAGAAGCTCGACAGAGATGATGTAATTGATATTACAGATTTCGACGTTATCGCTTGGCTTAAGAGCGAGATGAGAGGAATGCTTGATGAGGAACTTGCTAGAGCAATCCTTGTTGGTGATGGCAGACTTAACAGCTCTGATGAAAAGATTAACGAGAACTGCATCAGACCTATCATTACAGATGCTGACCTTTACACAATTAAGGCTACTGTATCTGTATCTGCTGGCGCATCAGGTGACATCAAAGCTAAGGAATTCATCCGTCAGTGCATCAAGGCTCGTAAGGACTACAAGGGTTCTGGTAATCCTACTCTTTACACAACTGAAGATGTTCTTACAGATTGCCTTCTTATTGAAGACACAACTGAGAGAAGAATCTACAGCGATGCAAATGACCTCGCTAAGGCTCTTCGTGTAAAGGAAATCGTTACTGTTCCGGTTCTCGAGAACGTTACTGGTGTTAATGGTGGTGACCTCATGGGTATCATCGTTAACCTTTCCGATTACAACGTAGGTGCCGACAAGGGCGGAGCTGTTAATCTCTTCGATGACTTCGACATTGACTACAATGCTCAGAAGTACCTCATCGAGACAAGATGCTCTGGTGCTCTTATTAAGCCTTACTCTGCAATTGCTCTTGAAGCAGTTGAAGCTAACGGTTAATCTTGATCAATTATTAGGAGGAAAAAACTATGGATAAGATTTTTCAGGACTACAAAGATGTACATGTTACAGCTGTAAAGGTCTATGTAAATGACTCAAAGGCATATGAGGATTCTGCTTTCACTACACAGTTAACAACTAGCGAACTTAAGGAAGCTTTTGTAAAAGGTCTTCTTATTGTTGAAGGCGACAACACATTTGCTAAGCCTGTTCGCTATTCTGTAGCTGATTCTGTAGGTTCTATTTCCTACATCGCTAGCAACGGTTCTGTTGTAACAGCTGCTGCAGTAGCAGATCCAGAATAATTAGGAGAAAATTCAAAATGGCAAAATACTACGGAAAAATTGGCTTTGTTGTCGTGGAAGAGACTAAGCCTGGAGTGTGGAAGGAGATAATCACCGAAAGAGATTACTTTGGCGACTTAATCAGAAACACTAGGCGTCTGCAATCCGCCAACCAAGTTAATGATGATATTACAATTTCGAATGAAATCAGTATTGTCGCCGACCCTTTTGCTAGAGAGAATTTTCACGCAATGAGATACGCAGAGTATATGGGCACTAAATGGAAGGTGACAAGCGTTGAAGTTCAGTACCCTAGATTGATATTGTCGGTTGGAGGTATTTACAATGGCACGAACTAGACTAGACTTACAAGATTTTCTTGAAAAGCAGCTGGGAAGTCGAAATGTATATTTTCAGCCTCCACCGTCAATTCAGTTGAAGTATCCGGCTATTGTTTATGAATTAGCTGATATTCGAAACATTCCAGCGGATGACTCGACTTACTCACAGCATACAGCGTATCAATTAACCGTTATCGATGAAGATCCAGATAGCGACATTTCAAAAATTGTATCTTGGTTTCCGAGGTGCAGGTTTAATCGTTCCTTTGCCTCGGACAACCTAAATCATTTCGTATACATTCTATTTTATTAAAGGAGGAAAATCCCATGGCTGAACTTCATTGGGACCAGACAGGCGAACGTTTTTATGAAACTGGTGTGGAAAAGGGCGTTCTTTATCCTGTAGTTAATGGCGCTTACGGAAAGGGTGTTGCTTGGAACGGTCTTACTGCCGTAACAGAGAGCCCTTCAGGCGCAGAAGCAACTGCACTTTACGCAGACAATATTAAATACCTCAACCTCTTATCAAACGAAGAGTTTGGTGCAACTATCGAAGCTTACACATATCCTGATGAGTGGGCTGCTTGTGATGGTTCTGCAGCTCTCGCAACAGGTGTAATGCTTGGACAGCAGAAGAGATCAACATTCGGTCTTTCATACCAGACAAAGGTTGGTAATGATACCGATGGAACTGATAAGGGTTACAAGATTCACCTCATTTACGGTGCTATGGCTGCTCCTTCAGAGAGAGCATATGCAACAATTAATGACTCACCAGAAGCAATTACTTTCTCTTGGGAAGTAACAACAACTCCGGTTGAAGTTCCTGGTTTCAAGCCTACTGCATGCATCACTATCGATAGCACTAAGGCTGACCCAACAGAACTTGCTGCCCTTAAGAAATACCTCTATGGCGTGGACGCAGATCCTGAGCATCAGATTGAAGCTTCAGATCCACAGTTCCCGACACCTCAGAAGCTTCTTGAGATTTTCTCATCAAGCACAACAATTAACGGCTAAATTCAAAATGGAGGGCGACTTCTAAACGGAGCGCCCTCTTTCTTTTTAATGAAAGGAGATTTTACAAATGTTAAAGAAGGCAATTACTTATACTGATTTCAATGGTAATGAAAAAACTGAAGATTTCTATTTCAACCTTACAAAGGCTGAACTTATTGAAATGGAAATGAATACAGAAGGCGGATTAGCCGAACAGATTCAGAAAGTAATCGAGGCGAAAG